ATTCAGAGGCCCCTCAATAAAGAGGGGGCGAACATCGATTCCCGATAAGTAGTCCGCTCCGCAAGACTCTCGGAACGGACCGCTCCAGAAGGACTTTGCTCGGTTAACACAAAAACCGAGTATATTCAAAGTCGACATAACCTGCTCAGCCTTATCGGTTGGACAAATTATATCGTCTCCATAGACACTAACGACTGCGTCATTGCCACAAACAGCAGTGGTAATGGCCCAGAAGATTAGTGTCTCCAGGGGGAACGTAAAACCATTCCCCATGGAGGAGATCTTCTCGAGACGGCGCACTTGGCCCTTGTAGATGATTGTTCCACTCCTTGCGGAGAGCAACAAATCATACCAATCAGGGCTCAACAGATGCTCAACCAAACCGGTTGACACACTGTCAGATGCACTACTTAAGTCCAGGGTTGCTAAAGCCCCGGAAATCGACCCCTGTCTCGCGAGTTTTTGATTCCTCGTCTGATCAGAGATGTCGACGCCAAATCTACGAAGCCGAGACGCCATGTAGTCGCCAATCCCTAGCTGAAGAAAAGAATTCAGCCAGGGCTCAACAACTATAGGCCTATCGGTCTTTGCAGATTTCGGGACGAACTCCAGTCTACCTGAGTGGATTTTAACATCCACAACAGTAGACTCCTGGTCACACCCAGAAAAGGTGTAACCGGGTATCCCCTCAAGTAGTTCTACCAAGAGGGGGAGGAGATCTTCACTACAGGTGGGTTGCTGCGAAAGTTTGACTTTCGCGCAAGCCATTCTTTTTGGAACTGTTGTGGTGCCTCCTGGCCCGAACCTAACCTGAAACTGCTCCAGCGACGGACAATCTCCTAGAACCATGGCGATTTTCCGTTGGGCGGTATGTAAAACCCGCTCAACGCCCAAGGGGAATTGGATTTCCCCGAGGGACCATTGGCGAAAGAGACTGTTCGTGCTGGCACAGGTAAGTTCGCTCAACTCAAACTTCTCGTACGCTACCTTCTCTCTATCCACACCCAAGTCAATGTCTTGGCGTTTCTGAAAGAACGCCAAAACTTGCCTCAGATGGAAGTAGTTAGAAGGTGATAGATCACGTACGCTAAGCTCAAGTTGACACAACCCAGCATAATCACGCTTACGTAAACAATCCCGTATGGCGTGCCACTGGTCGGTACGGTCAGTTTCCTCAACCGTATCGAGATGTTGCCAGGCGATTTCCGTG